AATGTCAATGTAGCCGCATATACAACCACACAAAGTTATACTAATTATTCAAATGTCAATGTAGCCGCATATACAACCACACAAAGTTATACTAATTATTCAAATGTCAATGTAGCCGCATACTCACAAACACAATCATATACAAACTACAGTAATGTTAATTTATCAGCTTACCTAGGTGGTGCTGTGACCATAGGTGGTAATTTAACCGTCATTGGTAATTTATTTGTCAATGGTAATTTAACAACTATCAATGCTAATAATTTAATTATTAATGACAGCATGATCTATCTAGCTGATGACAATCCAGCGGATACATTAGACATTGGGTTCGTTAGTGCATTTACCAGTGCTGTTCGTTATCAACACACAGGATTTGTCCGTGATGCCACAGATGGGGTTTGGAAACTGTTTGCTAACGTAGTAGCAGAACCAACAACTACGATTGATTTTACCAATGCCACTTACGCTAATCTACAGGTTGGTAACATAGCAGGCACGATCACAACTGCTAGCCAACCCAATATTACCACAGTCGGCACACTAGGTAATCTGGCTGTTACGGGTAATATCACGGTATCTAGCAACGTAGTATTCTCAGGATGGAGTGTCCGTGAAACCGGCACTAAACTTTATTTTGCCTACAACGGTGTTAATAAGATGAGTTTAGAAACCAACGGAAATTTAACAGTAACTGGTGACGTAATTGCTTTTGGTAATATAACCTAGGAATAATACCATGGCATTACCTAGTTCTGGTATTATTAAAATATCTGACATAGCCTCAGAATTCCAAGATACCGTTCCGTATAAACTCAGTGATTATTATCGTGGCGGGGCATTGGTTCCTAATGCTATTACAAATAATAATGTTCCAACTAGCGGTGCTATTAGATTAAGTAATTTCTATGGTGCTACACGACGAATCGCAGTAACAATTACAATATCATCAGATACAACAAATTATACACTCGACACTTCTGCTGTTCCAGGATATGTAGCTGGTATTATGGACATAACTTTTGTGGTAAATTCTGGAGTTTCTTTATACAGCACATCAACTGGTAGTGCGGCATTGATTATTACAGGATTAAATACCGCAGATACAGTTACGTTAAATAACAGCGGCACCGTCTACGGTGCTGGTGGTGCTGGTGGTAGAAATAATCAAGGTGGATACTATGAGCAGGCAGGTAATGCTCGCGGAAACGGTTTTGGTGGAAATATACCAAATCCAAATTCTTACGGTAATTCAGGCGGTTATCCGGGAGTTAACGGATCTCCAGGCAGCGACGGTGGCCCAGCAATTAGTATTGCTACAGCACTAATTTTTAATATCTATAACTATGGCACCGTAACCGGAGGTGGTGGTGGTGGAGGTGGCGGCGGATCTAATAATGCCGGAGGTGGCAATGGTGGAAATGGTGGGTTGGCATTGAGTAAATCAGCAGGGACAGTTACACTTTATAATCAAAGTGGTGGAGTATTTGGTGGTGGTGGTGGTGGTGGTGCTGGTTGGGGGAATCGTGAGCCTGGACAAAGCGATGGTGGTGGTATAGGACAAAATGCTACCTTAGTAGTCAATGGGACCGGCAATTTTGGATCTCAAGGCTCAGCTGGCGCTGTGGTAACCGGTAGTGCAACAACATTGTATAATACAACAGGAACATTTACATTATAATTGGTGTATTGTAATCAAAAATATCCAATCTCTGCTAAATACTACTAAACACACATCACACGCCCCAGGGGATATGGAACCGCAGGCTGTAAAAATAGTGTAATAATACTTTTTGCGGAGCTAACCCCATGCCAAGTGCATTAACCAGAATTAAGAATAATCAGATCTTTGATTCAACGATCTATGCCAATGCTAAAATCGTTCCAGGATCTATCGTAGGTAGCTTATTTAATGCTAACCTAACAATGACATCAGACGTTACTATCACTGGTAACTTGACTGTCCAAGGTGCCAGTACATACCTAACTGTTGCTTCAACTAACACCTACGTTAACGATCCGTTGATCGTATTAAACAATGCGTTCTCAGGCACTAACACTTACGATTTAGGTTTTGTATTCAATCGTGGTAGCTTACAAAATACAGCACTGATCTGGAACGAGTTTAATAAAGAATTCCGCCTAGTAGGCACGACAGAAACTGGTACGACCTACGGTAATATCAATCAAAGCAACTTTGCTAATTTACGTCTTGGTAATCTTACAGTTGACTATGTAACATCAATTGGTAGTTTAATTACCACAGGGTTCATTAATACCACAGCTAATATTTCAGCAGCGGTTGGTGTATTTGGAGCGATCAATTCAACTGGATTGATCAATACCGCAGGTAACTTATCTGCTAGCCAAGTATCTGTCGCTACATTAAATGCTACTGGACTTATTAACACATTAGGTAATATTTCAGCAAGTGAAGGTTCATTTGCTACGGTTAAAGCAACAGGATATATTAATACCGCAGGTAATATATCAACAGCACAATTAAATGCTGGACAAATTAATACGACAGGTAACGTAGTAGCTACAGTATTTAATGGTGGTGCGGTTAATGTCAGTGGTAATGTTGTCGCAGCCACTGTATTGGCTCAGTTATTAACAGCAGACGATGCTACATTTGGTAATGTAGCAGCTGGCTTTATTGGTAATGCGGCCACAGCATTTACTGGTGCAAGTTTAAACGTTACTGGTAATGTAGTAGCAAGCACTGTATTGGCAGACTTATTAACAGCAAATGATCTAACAGTTGGTAATGTAGCTGCAGGTTTTATTGGCAACACTGGCACAGCATTTACTGGTGCAACTATTAACTTATCAGGTAATGTTCTTGCAGGTCTAGCACAATTTGCTGCAATTAACGCAACACCAATTGGTAACGCTACAGCTTCAACTGGTACATTTACAGTATTAGCTGCAAGTAATAATCTATGGGCTAATGCAAGTATCGCAACAACAGCACAAGGCCTTGGTGCTATAGTAGTTCCAAACGGTGGTATCAGCGTTGGTGGTGCGGCTAATATCGCAGGTGCGATAACCACAGCAGGTGCCGCACAGTTTAACAACACGATCACAGTTGGTGGTGCCGCGACATTTACAAGTCCAACAAATTCAACAAATGCAGCCTCTGGAGCAGTGATCATCCAAGGTGGTGCAAGTATCGCCAAAGACCTATGGGTTGGTGGTAACTTATATGCGGCTAATATCATTGGGGTCCAAGCCAACGTTATCACAGTTGAAGATCCCTTGCTATTTTTATCAACAGCCACTACATATCCATATAATTATGACATTGGGTTTTATTCAAAATTCACTGGACCTGGATTATCAACACTAGCCAACTCTACACAATTCACTGGGGTGGTTCGTGACAACGTAGACAACACTTGGAAATTCTTTAGTAATACAGCAGAACCAGGCACTGATACTGTGGTATTTGGTGCAGGAACTGTGTGGGATCCGATCAAAGCTGGTAATTTAACATTAACAGTTACAACAGATAGCTCAAGCTCAACTACTGGTGCGTTGATAGTAGCTGGTGGTGCTGGTATTGGTGGTAGCATTTTCCACGGTGGTAGTCAATTACAAACGTCAGCTAGCTCTTACACGATCGCTGGCACTCCAACAACAGTTGATGCATTTAAAGGTGCAACTGATTTAGAATTTGGTGCTACTAGCGGTACATTAACGATCAATAATCCAACAGTAGTTGGTACGCAAACAACACAGGCGTTATATAATACAGTAGCTGATACAATTAACTTTGGTCGTGCAGCTAATATTACATTAGGTATCAATGCTGGTACTACAACTGTACAGGGCAATTTAACTGTCCAATCAGTTAAAAAATCAACAGCATACAATAATGGTGCACTAACTATATCTGGCGGTTTAGGTATAGATGGTAACATCTTTGTTAACGATAGTTATTTAGATACAGCACAAACCAATTTCTTACTATTAAATACACCAACAGTAATTGATGCATTTAAAGCAGGTACTGACATTGAGATTGGTGCTACTAGCGGCACACTATTAATTAATAACCCAACAGTAGTCGGTAGTCAATCGACTCAGGCATTATATAACACAACTGCTACAACATTAAACTTTGGTGGTGCAGCAACAGCATTGACAGTAGGTGCCGCTACTGGATTTACCGCAGTTCAAAATGCTAACTTATGGTTACCTAATCTTACATCGATCGATGGAGCACAGGCAAATGTTAATATATTCACCACTAATGCGACACAGGCCCAACTATTAACAAGTGCTAATCTGTCAATTGGTGCTAGTGTCGGTACCACAGCTATCAGAAATACTACACTTAGCTTACCATATGCTACAGACATAGTTGTTGGACAATCATCATTTAATCTTGCTAACACTGTAGCTACAACAGTTAATGCGTTTGGTGCTGCAACTACATTAAATCTTAGTTCTGGAACTGGGTCATTGACTACAGTCAGAGGTAGACTTCGCGTTGAGAGCGCAAGAACATCAGGATCTTCATTAGACGGTGCACTTCGTATAGTTGGTACAACAGCACTAGGATCTAACCTATTTGTAGGCAATGGTGCAGTAATCAACGATTTACAAACGTCAGAACAATTTAAAATTAGAGGTACTGGATCTAGTTTAGTATTCTTCGTTGATCCAGGTACACAAACAGCAGTTATAAATGGCCCAAGTTATGCAGGTAATACAGCAACTATTCCTGGTGCTACATTTGCAGTACGCAGTACAGATTCACTATTGGTTCCGGTTGGTACTACAGCACAACGCCCTGGCAATGCTGGCAACGTTGATGTTACTGGTATGTTGCGATACAATACCAGTTTAAGCAATCTTGAATGGTTCGATGGATCAATTTGGGCAGTTCCAGGTGCAGCGCAGTCTACAGTTATCACTGATGAATCATTTAGTGGTAACGGAGTACAAACAACATTTACCTTAGCTAATACTGCCTCAACCAATAGTTGTATTGTTAGTATCAATGGCGTCTTACAGATCCCAGTCACAGCATACGGTATTACCGGAACTGCGCTAACATTTACAGAAGCACCTGCAGTTGGGGATGCAATTAATGTACGTAAATTAACTACAACCTCAAGTATCACAAGTTTAGCTTCAGCCAACGGATATATGGTCTTTGATGTTTCTGATTCATCAGGAATTTATGCTAATATCACTGGCGGTGTCTCAGCACCAACAGTCAGGACATCAGTAAGTGCAGAAGGTATTTTAAGCCTAGTTAATGATACTAAGATCGCTGTTAGAGGTACAGTAGTTAATATTGTTGCCAATGCTACGCCATACACCGTAGACTCATTCACACAAACACGCTACGTTACTGCCAAATATATCGTTAGTGCTAAAAAAGACAGCACAAATTTTGAAAGTTATGAAGCCTTAGTCACCACAGATCAAAACAACAATGCCTATATCACCACTTATGGCATAGTAAATAATGGTACTACTATGGGAATCTTATCAGCTAATGTGTTAGCAGGCAATGTTCAATTATATTACACTACTAACACTGGTATGACCAATGCAAATGTTAGAGTATATACAACTTACATTCAATAATGAGAATCTATGTTAAAACTTGGTAAACACTATCGCACCCACTACATAGGCGAAAAAATAGTCACAGATCGAAATTATACTGATGGTATATGGCAGGACACAGTCGAGCATGTCCCTAATGCTGTAACGAACAATCAAATATCAAATCGTGCAGTTGTAATAGGTAATGGACCTAGCAGATTAGCATTTGAACTTTCACATCTTAAAACACCCAGCGGGTTGCTTGGATCAGAAACAACACAGACTTATGGCTGTAATGCTCTCTATAGAGATTTCACTCCAGATTTTCTCGTGGCGTCAGGCCATCCTGAAATTGTTAAAGAGATCGCCGACAGTCAATATGTTATCGATAATATAGTCTATACTAATGCCATCCATCTATTGGAATATCCAAATAAGTTTTATTTAATACCACATGATCCTTATACTGATGCTGGAACTACAGCTTTGTATTTGGCATGTTTTGATGGACATAAAAAAATATTCATGTTGGGGTTTGATGGACAAGATACTCCGGGTTTTAATTATAACGTTTACAGCGATACAAATGGGTATGATGCTAAAAGAAGTTTAGTTTTAGATGATAAATGGTTTAACGATAAAAAATTAATTTTTGATACTTATAATGATATTGATTTTATTCGGGTTACCGAACATAATACAGAAAGCCTACCAGAACTTTGGAAATACTGCCCGAATGTAAAATCAATATCTCGCAACGATTTTATACTCGAAGCAAATCTATAATAAAACTTTTTCTAAAGTTTTAATCTTTTCCGCTACAGATTTAAAATTAATCGTTCGCCATACTCCCGGGTGTAGAGGGCTGGGGTGATCTTCTAAATTAACCCAGCAATATCCTCGATGCTCGTAATTTAATTCTGGAACAAACTCTTCTTCTACAGGTATTAAGAAAGTATGGTAACTAAATCGATTATTATCACTGGTAAACTTTTCAATTGGAATAACTTTAGTATTGATAAAATTATAACCAAGTTCTTCTTCTAATTCTCTGTGCAGACTATCTAGTAGTTGTTCACCGGTATCAATTTTTCCACCAGCTACCCCCCACGTACCAGAATATTTACTTGAATCGCGCAAGAGGAAAAGATAGCGTTGGGTAGAGATACAATAGATAAATGTACCTACACCTTCTATATGACCAGTGTCCACAGTCCGCCCTTGTACTCGCCTTCCCAACTTTTGACCCATTGAGTTCCCGACCATTTATATTGAGTTCCAGTAGTAAGATTACTTACATATTGTACATTAGATTCTGTACGGCTGTCAAATATAACTGACCAATTGGTACCATTGAATTGTATAATGTCATTAGCATGCGCTACTAAATCTTGATCATTGGATCCTCTCCAAGCACTGGCTCCACTACCGGGGGTGTTATCAAAACTACCAACATCGTTAAGTATCAGATATCTTGTACCTGTGCTTGGAGCGGTAATGCTAGCGTCTATGGTTACACGTTGCGGATCAATGATTGCATTAATAGCGGGCAATGTGTTAGTAGGATATGTATCGATGTCTGGGTTAAACAATAATATAGTAGCATTGGTTGGGTGATAGCTGACCGTACCCACTACCTCAGTGACACCATCTTCTTGTAACAGTCGAACCTGGCTAACGCCATTTTCTAACGAGCCATATATGTTAACTAAATTACGCCATTGATCGAGAGTGCCAACTTTAGTACTGGCAGTTTCTGCTGGGTTATCAGTAGTAACATTGGGTTCGCGCGGTGTTTCTATGTCCTGCACTTTTAATAAAGTTAATTGATTGCCAATTAATAATACACCATAATCTAATGGGGTAAAGTATTGTCTTAGTCCCATTAGATTAGCTTCGCTGTAGACGTCTGTTGATAAATTTCCGTCACTGTCGTGTATGCTGGCGATAATTTTCTGTATGACACCTAATTTTTTAACTTTGGCTGGCGGACTAATCCACACAGGTAGTTTAAATGTTAGCGTAGCAACATCGATAGGATTATCTGTACCAATTGGAACACTGCGACTAGTCCAAGTTGGTGATTCTAAATAAACCACACTGAGACTGGTCCAATCAATATAATTATCCGTGCTCTGTATCTCTAACGCAGGGTTAAACAATATCAGCAGTTGTTCTAATAACTGAAGTTTTTGTTTGGTGTTGCTGGTCCATACGTCTAATTTTAAATCTATGGTATAAGGCACAGGCATTAACCGTTCAATGGTAAATGCATTCCCTTGGCGATTCTCATATTCCATGGTGTCTTCATTGAAAGCACGTTGACGTATCTGCATTTTACCTACGAAGTTAGGTTCCTGCACGCGATCTCTGTCGTAGGATATACCATTGATATACACAGTCATTGCCGGCACAGTAGGCAGGGCATTTTCGCTCATGTTGTTGATTATGGCTGCGACCTGACGACTACCGTCACCGTAGTATACAGGCACACGCTGTAGAGTTTTATTGCCCTGTCTATCATTGCCAAATTCAACTTGGAATCCAGACACCATACGTATAAACTGTGCAAGGAATCGCTCTATCTGAGCATCATAAAAGAACTGTTGATTAGCTGCCATTATAAGTTATCCGCTGAAGGACGCAGAGCTTGACTCAGGCTCTGACGTTCGTTGATCACATGTTCGTAAACTGTGTATTCTAATATATCACCTGCAACAATAGCATTAGTAATAGTAAAGGAGATATTTCCAACTGCGTTTGCTTTGGTATTAGTAATAGACGTACCATTTAGTGTAGTCCTAACTCCATAGGTACTGACATATGGTACCTTGACCACAGTGGTTTTGGTAGTGAAGTTAAATGACAAGGTAGCAGAATTGGCCGCTGGTACGTATGCAGTAGAAATACGTATGGCATCCCAGGCCACGCTGTTGCTCATAAATTTATTAGTGTCATTGACAAAACTATTACGTTGCGTAGCATTATTAGCTGATCCAGGTGTTAGGTTTGTTCGCACAGCATCCTCAATTTTAACCCAACGACGCCCATCATAACGGAATAGTCGATTGGGCACATAGTCTAAACGTAAGAAATAAGCACCAGTTACTGGACTATTTGGGAAACCGATACCAGCCGCAACTGTAGCACCATTTGGTGGCAGAGCATCTTCTGTTAAGTAACCAGTCACTTTAGTGCCAGGAGACAGTGTACTTGAATTGGTTGTGGTATTAGCAGACAAGTTACCGGCTATGTTAGCAGTAGAACTTGCATCAAGTCCTAGAGGATCACCCGGTGTACCATCTGGGTTAACCGGTAATGTATAGATAGCGGTAGTGTCGTACCCACTCTTAGGCACATCCTGTTCAGCACGACTGACGATGGCGTCATTGACTTCAATGTATTTGTTGTAGGTACTAAGCACATCTGCTAATGAAGAATCTGTATTCTCACCAGCATCAAGGTTGTTTAATATATCTTTGTATTCTTGGCTGTCTACTAGAGGTTGTAGTTTCACACGCCATAGGTGTGGATACCAAGTTGGAGCAAACCCTTCTGCAGCACGTGTAGCATCATTGACTACATAGTAGCGTTTGAGCGCCACTGGCACGCTGTCGTCCAATGGATAATAATCTTTTAAGTTTGGTAGTTCCATGACATCACCAACCATGATCTTACGACCAATATTGTCAATCATGTCATTGAGATGGAACACCGCAAACATAGTATCGCCAGTAAGGAATAAACCAAATTGCGTTAGATCAAAATCGTTGTCATTTAGGCGATAAATCGTACGCATAGTATAGATGCTGGTATCATACTTGCGATCACGATTTTCTAAGAATAGTAAGTCTTGGATTCCGGTTAGCGTGGTAGCACCACCCGGTTCAGTCATGCTGACATTACCCTGTGTTATAGGGCCAAGATATTTGTGGATGTTGACATCCACACCACCAACTGTGAACATTTCACTGATACGTTGATCAAAGAACTTGTAGTCATTACCTTTTTCAGGACGATATAAACTTAGACGTGGCATTAGCTAATCCTATTATCTAGTATTTATCGACATTGACAAGCTAGCCAAAATGTGTTATACTGTATTATGGCTGAAATTACTCAAAGTTTAGATTGGGCTGAAGTGCAGATAGCACTAGAGGCACCTGCATATAAGTTAAAACGCTATACCGGTGACATGCTAAAAATGAGCGATGCTATAGGTCATATGGTTAAAAAACTATCAGAAGAAGAAATTAACTGCCGTAGAATGGGTCGCCAAACCCAAAAACACAAGGAATTATTACTGCAAATCAACCAAGAAATAGCCCATTATGAGCAATATTTGACTTTTGGTGTGCTATTAAATGGTTGACTTTTAAACCAAAAGATGCTATAATACATACAATAAAGGAGCGATTAAATGAACGATTCTCTTACCAAATTATTGAACAGCAATGGCACTTTGATCCTAATAGGTATAGTAACAGTGCCTTATCTGGCATATCTTTTATACACAAACAGCATGCCAATTAAACAGGTGATATCTCATAAAACTGTAGGCACTAAAACGCTTGAAGAGATCATGACCTATTCACCCGCGGCTATATCAGAGCCACCATGGGACAATGAATTCCACTCATCAATCACTCCAATCAAGGAAGGTGAATAATGAGCTATAAATGGTTTTATAAATTTGAATATCCGCATAAGCCAGAAAGCAAATACGAACGCATATATCATGCACAGAAGATTATTGAACTAAGTAGACACGTCATGCTGTTAGACACAGTAGAACCCGTAGAAGATTTGTCAAACGCCGCTAAATATCTTAAAAAATTCCAACTTGGAGAACAATAATGGGAATGCCTGTATATATGGACATCGGTGAAGCATATAGTATCGTGCAGTGGCACGGTGAAGAATACGGACATCATAATCTCTGGGGTGCGCTAAACAGCATGGAAGAGCTTTGGGATGATCTAGACAGCATGGAACGTGCGGCCTATAAACAGGTCAAGCGCGAATTAGAAAAAGCGGTCGTAGAAAGCGAAGGTGGTCAAATTGACTAACGCAGAAGCACACCAACAAGAATTAGAACATCAAGAATACCTAGAAGAAAACCACGTGTGTTCTGTATGCTCATGTGATTATACAGAAGATGAGGGCGGAATACAGGGCTATATTGGTATATTACCAGCTAGTTTTTGTCCCACTTGTCTAAGTGGTGTGATTGATATGGTAGAACAGTTGACAGCAGAATAAAATCCTGTATAATTAAATATAACAAGAGAGGATATCATGGCAATCAAGATTGATGGTATGAAAAAGAAAGCAAAAGTCAGTAGCAACAATTTCGCTGACGAAAAATATACAGGCAAAGAACCTACCTGGGATTACGATCGCGCCTTGACTTTTTCAAATGAAGAATTTGACCACCATCTACGTGATAGTTTTCGTTATTATAATTATTACTATAGTACCAAAGATCTTAAGAAGTATGTTGTCCAATGGTTACGTCAACATGAAGGCAGCGAAGGGCTACATAAATTAGATAAAACTACTATCGATCGTTATCAACGCTCAGCCGACAGCCTAACACCATTTACAGTGTGTGCCTTGATCAAAGCACATGAACGTGGCATGCCCCTGCGTGACAACCATGTAGAATATATCCTTGATGCGGTTCAGCGTGTGCTATTGCTTAAAGCAGACAATGACGAAGATTTTGAAGAAAAGCCAGAAGTAAAGAAAACACAAGTCTATATTCCAACGATCCAAGA